TCGCTTATTGGCTAGTAAAAAACTCGGACTAAAGGAAGTGCCAGTGCATATAGCGAATGGACTTAGCGAGGCACAGAAAAAGGCGTATCGAATCATGGATAATCGTTCTTCGGAGGACTCAGAATGGGATGAAGAATTACTGTCTTTAGAGTTGATGGACTTACAAGAATATGAATTTGATTTAGGCATGACGGGTTTTACCAACGAAGAACTAACGGCCCTGCTTTCTTTAAATGAAATGACAGAAGGTTTAACTGATGAAGATGCTGTTCCAGATTTACCCGAAGAACCGACAACCAAGTTAGGAGACCTCTGGTTACTTGGAAAGCACAGACTACTTTGCGGAGACAGCACAAACATTGATGCAGTAGATAAGTTAATGGATGGTAATAGAGCAGACATGGTGTTTACTGATCCTCCTTACAATGTTGGATTTAATGGTAGAAGTGGTAAATTTGATGTTATTAGAAATGATGATCTTAAAGAGAGTGAGTTTAATGATTTTATAGATTCATTTTTAACTGTTTTAGAAATTTTAAACATAAATACCTATTACGTTTGTTGTAATTGGGCCTTCTATGGAATCTTACAGACCAAATTAAAACCGAAAGCATGTATAGTTTGGGCCAAAAATGTTTTTGGTTTGGGAAGGGGATACAGACATCAGCACGAGTTTATATTGTTCGATGGTTTTATAGATGCATCGATAACTAATGAATCCGATCTATGGAATATATCTAAGGATGTTAAATATAAACACCCAACGCAAAAGCCAGTGGAACTTCCATTAAGGGCAATTAACAACTCTACAAAATCCAAAAATATTATTTTAGATTTGTTTGGTGGTTCTGGATCAACTCTAATAGCTTGTGAAAAAACTGCTCGCTATTCAAGATTAATGGAAATCGATCCTAAATACTGTGACGTAATCGTACAGCGTTGGGAAGAGTTTACTGGTAAGAGGGCTAAATTGGATGGCTGAGATACCAGGATATCCTATCGCAACCATAGCCAAATTACTTGATTTGTCAGAGAGGCATGTCAGAAGATTGTCTGATGAGGGTGTTTTAATAAGACCAGAGGGCAGAGGGGGTCGGTGGCCTATAACGAATGTCACTTTATATATACGCTATTTGAGAGAGAGGGCATTCGGAGCCAGCGTAAGTGAAACTGATTTACACACTGAGAAGATAAGGATTGCCAAAAATACTGCCGACAAAAGCGAGATAGAATTAAAACAATTAAAAAAAGAAGTAGTCTTAGTGGAAGATGTAAAAAATTTATGGATAGATTTCGTAGCCAATTTAAAAGCAAAGCTCTTAAATTTGCCCTCTAAGGTTGCACATCAAGTTATAGGAATGGAGACCTATTCAGAAGCAGAGAGTTTAATAATGGAAGAGGTTTATGAAGCACTTGAAGAACTTGCAGGAGTCGGAGTACCCACAGGGTCTAGATCATATCTGGAGCAGGACAACAAAGACATTAAGGCCACCCAAAAAACTAAAGGTAAGCGAGTGGGCCGACAAGCACAGACAGCTTAGTTCTGAATCTTCTGCCGAGCCTGGTCAGTGGCGAACAGACAGGGCCGAATATCAACGGGAGATTATGGATGCGGTAATAGACAGAAATATAGAAACTGTGGTTTTTATGAAGTCCACACAAGTCGGGGCCACCGAGATTCTTAATAACATATTAGGTTATTACATTTCACAAGACCCTTGTCCCGTTCTGGTTATGCAACCAACTTTAGAAATGGCTCGGACTTGGAGTAAGGATAGATTAAATCCAATGCTAAGAAGTAGTGATGTTTTAAAAGGTAAGGTCAAAGAACCCAGGGCGAAGGATTCAGAGAATACAGTTTTGCACAAGAAGTTTGATGGCGGCTTTATTGCAGTTGTGGGAGCTAACTCAGCAAGTGGTTTGGCAAGCAGACCTGTTAGAATTTTATTAGCAGATGAAGTAGATCGCTTCCCGTTGAGTGCAGGAGCCGAGGGTGATCCTATTTCTTTGGCCCTAAAAAGAACAGCGACATTCTGGAATCGTAAAATCATAATGGCTTCGACCCCAACCATTGATGGATTGTCCAGAATACAGACAGCGTGGGAGTTGTCGGACAAAAGAAGGTATTGGGTTCCGTGTCCTGAGTGCAAAAAAAAGCAAGTATTGGAATGGTCAAACGTACAGTGGGATGAAGGCAAACCTGAATCGGCAAAGTATGTTTGCGTTCATTGTGGATCGTTGCTCGAAGAAAAGCACAAGATAACCATGATAAGAAATGGCGAGTGGAGAGCCGAAGAGAAAACAATCAAGACAGCAGGGTTTCATATTAACGAACTGTATTCGCCCTGGTCTACTTGGGCCACAATGGCAGTTAATTTTTTAGAAGCTAAACGCCATCCTGAGATATTAAAGACATATATAAATTGTTCTCTCGGCGATGTGTGGCGAGATCAGGGTGAAGAAATTGTGAGTGAAGGTTTAATGGCCCGATGTGAAACTTATGATGAAAGTTGCATACCAGATGATGTCCTAGTTATTACAGCAGGGGTTGATTTGCAAAGCGACAGATTAGAGTTACAAGTTATCGGATGGGGATTGGATTCTCAAAGTTACGTTTTAGACTATAAAATATTTTGGGGAGAGACTGCACAGAATAAGGTATGGCAAGACCTAGATGAATATTTAAAACGCAGATACAACAGGGAAACATTTACTTCGTTACCGATTGCGTGTGTTGCGATTGACTCTGGTTATCAAACTCAAAGTGTTTACAACTACGCAAAGACAAGATCAGGTCGAAGGATATTTGCCATTAAAGGACAATCGCAAGCGGGTAAACCGATTGCAGGTAGGCCCAGACAATCAGGCAGACAAAGAATCCAACTGTTCCCCGCAGGAGTGGATACAGCTAAAGAAAATATATTCCAATGGTTACAGATTGAAGAACAGGGGCCAGGCTATGTTCACTTCCCGAATAATATGGATGAAGAATACTTCAAACAACTTACGGCAGAGAAACGTGCTGTTAAATTTTATAAGGGAGAGAAGAGAGTTGTATGGGTTGCAAAACGAGAAAGGAATGAAGCGTTAGATACTTTTGTTTATAGCTTGGTGGCCCTCCATATACTGCAACCCGACCTCGAAAAGATTGCATCACATCACAACCAAGAATTTAAAGACCAGTTAATTAAAAGAACCAATCCAAACCCCTCTCCACTATTAAGGCAACCCAAAATACCAAGAAAGACTTTCGTAAATAGTTGGAAGTAGTGTTGACAAATCTGAGATGGAACTTATCATTTTTTTAAAGCTACAAGAGGACAAAAATTGGCTAATAGATTTGATTCCGTTAATTATCCAACAATAACACCTGATACATTGTATGTAGGTGATAATTGGTTATGGAAAAGAGATTTAACTGATTATCCTGTTGCTAGTTATTCTTTATCTTATTCTTTTAGATTATTAACTTCGACAGCAACCGAAATAGCATTGGGTTCTTCGCAAATTACAGAAAGCAATACCAGTCTTTATACCATTTCAGTTGCCAGTTCTACGACCACAAGTTATACGAAAGGCAATTACACCTATCAGGAATACATAACCAAAACAGCTTCTAGTGAAAGATTGGTTCTCAATAAAGGAGTGGTTACTGTTAAATCAAACCTAGATGCAGATACAGGCGATCCACGTTCCCATGATCGAATTGTTTTTGATGCTTTAGAAGCAACACTGGAAAACCGAGCTAGCATTGATCAAATGTCCATGAGTATTGCGGGTCGTTCTTTATCCAGAATGTCTCCCGATGAATTAAATTCATGGTATTCAAAATACAAACATAAGGTGTTAAATGAAGATAGAGTTTCAAGAAGAGACAAAGGCGAAGCAACAGGAAATCAAATTAAGGTTAAATTCTAATGGCATGGTATAACAATATCTTAAAGAGAAAGGCCAAGACCCAAACATGGAAAAGACTCTATGCGGGAGCAACGGGTGGTCGTTTATTTTCTGATTGGCAAACATCAGGCAACAGTGCGGATCAAGAAATATTAGGATCGTTAAGTACATTAAGAAATAGAAGCCGAGCATTAGCCAGAAACGATAGTTATATCAGCCGTTATTTTCAGATGTTAATTAGTAATGTCATTGGCCCAAATGGAATCCGAGTAGCATCTAAAGCTAGAAACGATAATGGAGATTTAGATTTGGCAGGTAACAGAGAAGTGGAATCTGCATTTACAGAATGGGGTCAGGTTGGAAGCTGCACTGTTAATGGCAGACAATCCTTTTTAGATTGTCAGAAATTATTTATTGAAAGTTTATCAAGAGATGGAGAATCCTTAATCAGACATTTACGTTCTTCGGATAACAGATTTGGCTATCAGATTCAATTTATAGAAGCTGATTTATTGGATGAAAACTATAGTATCAAGAACGAACAGACAGGTAATTCAATCAAGATGGGAGTGGAAGTAAATAAGTTTAATAAACCGATTGCTTATTACTTATTAAGAAATCATCCAGGCGGTTCGGCTGGCTCTTTATATGTTGGCAACAGCTACGTTAAAGTTCCCGCCGATGAATTGATTCACGCCTATATAGCTAATAGGGCAGAACAAACTAGAGGTGTACCCTGGACATCTTCTATATTAACCAGAGCCAAGATGTTAGATGGATTGGAAGAGAGCGCCGTAGTAAATGCAAGGGTGGGCGCAAGTAAAATGGGGTTTATAGTTTCACCTGATGGCGATGGTTATGTGGGTGAAGAGACAGAAGATACCTACACACAAATTATGGATGCAACCCCTGGAAGTATGGAACAATTACCGAATGGCTCTAGCTTTTTGGAATGGAAACCTGATTACCCCAACATGACCTTCGATCCATTTCAAAAAGCTATCCTACGGGGAATTGCATCTGGTCTTAATGTTTCTTATGTCGATTTGGCTAATAATCTGGAAGGCGTTAATTATTCCAGTATTAGACAAGGCGTTATGGAACAAAGAGATTATTACAGAATATTACAAAAATTCGTTATTCAACACATGGTCAGACCTATCTATTTAAAGTGGCTTAATTACGCCATGACTACTAAGCAGGTCAGCATACCAATAACGAAGTATGAGAAATTTGCTAACTCAGTTACCTTTATTCCACGTTCCTGGAGTTGGATAGACCCACTCAAGGAAATGAATGCCAACGTAGTAGGACTACAAAATGGTCAGGTAACTATGTCAGATATTCAGCGTTCAATGGGCCGTGATCCCGAAGAACTTTTCGAGGAACTATCTAGAGAAAAGGCTTTGGCTGATCAATACGGAATTGAAACAGCTTTCTCTCCTTACGGGGCAACTAAGACACCAGTTGAACCCGATCTAACGGGCGAAAGTGATGAATAGGAGTTGGCAACTGGCGGGAACCACAAAGAGTTGTGTGGTTGTGTCACAAGGTAAAAGCAAATCCACCCTAGCTTTTACAGGGTGTTCAAAAGTGGGTGTGGCAATTTTGCCAACTAAATAAGGAAAAACAATGGAAGAACATAACATTGAAGAAACCGAAGAAGAAGAAACTAAAGAAGCGGAAACCAAAGAAGTATCTGAGGAATCTGAATCTAAAGAATCTGAATCTGAGGTAGAGCCAACTGAAGAAGAGGAACGCAGTTTTGCTTCTGAAAAGCAATTCCGTTCTGCGGCTATTCGTTCTGAATACATAAACGAAGAGGATCGCCGAGTACGAATTGCTTTGACAAGTGAAGCTCCTGTTGTTCGTTCTTTCGGTTTGGAAATATTAGATCATTCCGAAGAATCTATTGATACGTCATTTATGGATCAAGGTAGAAGTCCTCTTCTCCTAGATCACGATATGACTAAACAAATCGGAGTGGTTGAAAACTTCTATTTAGACAGTGATGGTAAGAGAACCATCGCCGAAGTTCGCTTTGGAAAAAGTGACTTAGCTAATGAAGTTTTTAATGATGTAAAAGACGGCATTCGTCAAAATGCCAGTGTCGGTTACAACATCAACAGCATGGAAAGAGATGACTCTTTCGATGAACCAACTTATCGTGTTTCCTGGACTCCACTCGAAAGTTCGATTGTGAGTATCCCAGCAGATCAAAGTATGAACGTGGGAATAGCCAGAAGCGATGATGCGGCAAAAGAATTACCAGAAATAGAAGTGGTAGGGTTAAAACCCGAAGCGGAAGATTCTGGTGTGAGAATAAATAAAAACATAGGAAAAACTATGAAAGAAGAAAATCTAGAAATAGACGTTGAGGAAGTTAAAACTGAAACGGAATCTTTGACCAGGAAGGCTATCGCCAAACAAAATGACGAAATCCTAGAACTTGGTTCAAGACACCTACAGCAAGACTTAGCTCGACAAGCAATTAAAGATGGAACTGATTTGGAAACATTCAGAGGCCAGCTTCTTAGTACTATACCTTCGGGACAACCTTTAGAAACTGCCGACATCGGTTTGAATGAAAAAGAATCCAGAAATTTTAGTATTTTGAAAGCGGTTTATGCTATGAGTAACCCTACTAATAGAAAGGCTCAAGAAGAAGCTAAGTTTGAATTTGAAGCGTCACAAGCGGCAAAAGACAAATACGGCAGAAATTCAGAAGGTCTTACATTACCAAGTGAGGTTATGGGTACATGGACTAGAGATATAAATACAACATCGGATGCAGGTGGAATAGGAACTGACTTCAGAAAGGGAGATTTCATTGATGCACTTAGAGATGCGTCTGGTGTTATTAGAGCAGGGGCAACTATATTCCCTGATTTAGTCGACCTGGTAAAAATACCCAAACAAACTGGCGTGTCAACGGCAGCGTGGATAGCAACCGAGGGCGGGGCTGTAAGTGAATCTGAATTAACTTTAGGATCAGTAACTTTGTCTCCTAATACTATCTCTGCTTACACTGATATTACGAACAAGATGCTTGCTAATTCATCTCTATCAATAGAGACATTAGTAAGAAATGATCTTGCGGCGGGTATCGGTAAAGTAGTAGATACAGGAGCCATGACGGGGTCTGGAAGTTCGGGAGAACCAACTGGACTGAACAGTGCAACTGGTGTTAATTCAGTGACATTGGCAACTGCTCATACACCCACCTGGGCGGAAGCAGTAGAAATGGAATCATTGGTTCTAGCAGACAACGTACCATTTAATAGACCTGGTTACTTAACTAACTCAACTATAGTTGGCAATTTGAAAACTACTCAAAAGGCCACTAATACAGCAATCTTTATTATGGACGGCGATGGCAGAGTAAACGGCCATGACGTAACTATTAGTAATGCAGTTGGAGCAGGTTATATTTACTTTGGAATGTGGTCTGACTTATTGATTGGCTTTTTTGGCTCAATCGATATTTTGGTGGACCCGTTCACAGTTGCAACAAACAACTTGACTCGCATTAGAGCGACTCAATTTTGTGATGTAGCAGTTAGACATGGACAATCGTTCACGAAGGCAACAGACTAATTAGTCTAAATAGTTGGATGGGGCCAATAACCCCATCCACTTTTTGAATATGACAAAAAAATACGAAGTTCTTAAAAACGTGGTTATCGAAGGAAGCGATTATCTTATTGGAGACTCAGTTGAAATAGAGCAACCCGTAGCGGCAGGTTTATTAGCCGCAGGGCAAATAGCCGAGCATGGCGAATCTAAATCAACGGATCGCTCAGTAGGATTAGAAAGCTCCGAAGGTAAACCCGTTAAGAAAAGAAGTAAGAAGAAATAATTATGGTTCTTGAATCCACAGCAGATTTAGCGGGCTACTTTGACACTGATGCTCACGGGGTGAGTGCCGTTATTACTATCGGCGGTTCCAGTTCTACGATTAGCGTTATTCTTAATAAAGAATATTTTGCGATTGATCCAGGAACAGGGATTGATGTAGAAGGAACAAACCCTGTTTGCACAGGAACAAGCTCTGATATGTCAGGTGTGGATAACGAGGACACCATAGTTATTGATTCAGTAACTTTTAATATAATTTCCGTAGAACCAGACGGAGTAGGGATTACAGCTTTAGTATTGGAACAACAGTAAAAAATGGCCCATGTTAGACAACAGATTAGAGAAAGAGCCGCAAGTACATTGGGGTCTTTAACTACAACGGGGTCTAGAGTTTATCAATCAAGAGTTTACCCTCTTGGTTCTAATAACTTGCCTGGACTGTTAATTTATACAAAGGCCGAAGATTCAATGCCCGAAACAATAGGTACAACCCGAACAATTATGCGAGATTTATCTTTGGTGATTGAGGGATATGTGAAAGCGGTTAGTGATTATGATGATACGATTGATACAGTATCAGCAGAAGTGGAAGTTGCCATGAGTGGTGATAGAACGCTTAATGACCTAGCTAAAAATTCATTTCTTGAATCTACAGAGATTATTTTTGATGGCGAGGGCGATCAGCCTGTCGCTGTTTGTACTCTTACCTATATGGTAGAGTATGCAACCTTAGAGACTGATCCAGAAACGGCAGTCTAGGAGTAAAAATGGCAAGAAAGATTTTATATTCTCCACAAGGGCAAGACGCTATTGAAGTGCCTTTAGCCAGGGTGGAGTTTTTAAAAAACAAAGGTTGGACTGAGGAAGCGAAAGCCCCTAAGTCTGTGATTAAAAAACAAAATAAAAAAGGAGAATAAATTATGGCCACACATACAGGAACGGATGGAATAATCAAAGTTGGTTCTAATACTGTAGCCGAAGTGCGTAATTTTTCGTTAGACCTCTCAGCAGATACTATTGAAGATACAGCTATGGGAGATCCAGCAAGAACATTTAAAGCGGGATTGACCACAGCGTCAGCAAGCTTCGATGCGTTTTGGGACGAATCGGATACAAATGGCCAGCAAGCATTAGACCCTGGAAGTAGCGTTACATTAGTCTTATATCCTGAGGGCGTAGTAAGTGGAGATTCGTATTTCACTGGGACGGCCCTTGTAACATCAAAAACAGTTAATGTAACTTTTGATGGGATGGTTGAAGCTAGTTTTGCCGCTACCTACACAGGCGCAGTAACAGAAACACAAGTCTAACGTGAGGGCGGTAGACAGGGCGGCAGCACACTTTGACTCGATAGATGAAAGAAAACTAACAGTCGAAGAGTGGGCCGATGAATCTGGGCCTTTCGTTATCTATGCGAAACCATTAACTTTACAGGAATCGCAGAGACTTTATAAGCTATCTAAAAATGATGATTTGGCTTTGTTGGCCTTCGCTTTAATACATAAGGCGTTGGATGAAAACGGAGACAAGATGTTTACGATGGATGATAAGTACAAGTTAATGAATGGCGTTGATGTCGGTGTTCTAACCAAGATCGGAACCTGGATCATGGGAGTTGATGATTTGGAGACAGCCGAAAAAAAATAAGGGCCGATGCTGACTTATTTACTCAGTATGCTTTGGCAGATCGCCTTCACATGACTCTTGCAGAGTTGCGTGAAATGACTGTTGATGAATTTATTGGTTGGATAGCATTTGTAAAAGTCTTAGAAGAGAAAAAGAAACATGGCACAAACTAAATACAAACTGGTCATAGAGGCCGTAAACAGAACTAAGAAAGCGTTTGCGGCGGTTAAGGGTGGTTTAGGTAAAATTGGTGGAGCTGCCAAATCTGCTGCAAAAGTGGTGGGTGGAATCGGTTTAGCCGTGACTGCTGTTGCTGCTGCATTTGTAGCGATGGGGAAGAAGGCTTTTGATGCATTAGACAGTATCGGCAAAACAGCAAGCCGCACAGGATTTGCGGCTGAGAGTTTACAAGCATTAAGATTAGCCGCAGTTGAAAGCGGCGGTACAGTAGAAGATTTAAACAAAGCTATTGAAAAATTCTCCAAGAATATTGGGGATGTTCTGGTTAAGGGAACGGGAGAAGCGAC